TAACAAAGTATAACCAAAAGTGGGGCGGTAGTTCCCAAATTAAGCTATTGTGCTTCTAATTTACTTTTGTCGGTAAGTCAGGGTTCTGCACTTCTAATCCCCACCTTCGGTTATACTCAACCGTTATATGAAATAAAAAATTTGTGGGGAGCGCAGGATTCGAACCTACAAACCACAGAGCTAAGGTTTTTTACCAGCATTTCTGCTTACGGGCGACTTCGTGGTGCTTCCGCCAATCTACTGCCGTATACCAATTCCGCCAGCTCCCCAAAATACAAAAAAAACAAATTTTTTACATCATATAACAAAGTATTTACGCCATTAAAACGGACACAAATACTCGTCCGTTATAGGCAATATTAAAAACTGCCAACGCTCCGTTAATCATCGCCTTCATAGTTACTTTCATTCTCTCCAAATCCTACCATTGGAATAACAGTTGCTTTATACATATTCAAAGCCAACTCTTTTAATTCACGTTTGTATCGCACATCTCTTTTTTCGTGTTCACACAATAGTTTATGTGCTTCTTTTTTATCTTTTGCGGTAATTAAAAGTGTTTCCACATAGCAACTGTTACTGCATTCTATTGTAGCTTGATATAATTTTATTGCCATCGCTCAAAAAGTTTTTAATACAGCCTATAACATTGGGTTTAAAGAAAGCTGGCTGTGTCGCTTAATCAAACCTTTGTGCATCTAATTTACTTTGTCGGTAAAAGAAACGTTAGTGCATCTTAACCCGCCTTCTTAAACCCAAATACCGTTAGGCGTAATAATCACACTTCTGCAAAGCACCACCTAATATTTTAATAAATTCTGATTGTGTTTTACCATCTTCTTTAAATTTATGCTTTACTAAACACTTAATCCCGTTTTCGGAATTTTTACAAGTATCACATATTACTACGCATAACAACAAGTTAGCGTTATTGCTTTCGTTTTCCAAATTATCATTCTCCATATATTTCAAGTTTTGTTTTTAAATTTAAGTTTGTGTTAGCAACAACGCCAACTTGCAACCGTTCGTTAATTAATTGTTTTGTATAGTTTGTTTAATTCTTTGTCGAAACTTTCAATAAAATCCATTTCGTATTGATTCATGCTTTGCTTTATTATGTGGCTGCCTATTCTATCGCATTTATCATTTAAGAATGTTAATGCAAATGTGGTGTAATCCTTATTGATAAACATTTCTAAATACCATAAGCCCAAATCAGCCTTAATATTATTAGCTGCATTATACTCATCTAATTTATCATAAATGTAGCTTTCCCAGTAGTTTATTTCATCATTTAACATGGCTGTTCAGTTTTGACATTAATAATATGTAAGTATGGTTAAATTCCTGTTCAGTAATTTGGTCGTAGCTTAATGGGTATTGCATTAAGTAATTATTTACCGAGATTGAGTAGTCATCTTCGCCTACAAATAAAACAATAGATTTGTTTTCATTCAGCATGTAGTAGTGATGTTTGTCTTTTGTAAATAAAGGTAAGTTTACTTCTACTTCAACTTTTTCCTTGCGTTCAATTGTTACTTTCATGTTCTTTGTTTTTAGTTGTTTAATTCATGAATAATTGGTAAAAAAATAAATAATATTATACTTATAATAATAAAATCAATTAATTTACGGTCCATAAAAAAACAAATAATAGCATTAGCTAAAATTAATTTTATATATGTAATTATAAATTCTAATATTTTTTCTTTATTTGTTTTCATGTTCTTTGTTTTTAAATATAAAGCAAATATAAAGTAATTATTAATAACTTTTACAAAGGTATATAAAAAAAAAGCAACTATTTTTTTACAATAATTGCTAACTACTTGAAAATCAATAGTAAAATTTTACTTAATCAGCTTGTCGATTTGACTTTGTTTTTGAGCTGATCCTTGAGAAGATCCAAAAAAATAAGAAACTACTTGAGTACAAACAGCACTTAATACACCTAATACATAAATAATAATGTCTTTTTCATTTCCAACCTCTCTAAACATCAAAACATAAAATAATATAAACGTCATAACAATTACTGTTATAGCAAGTATAGGTGTAATTATTTTATTTATTAATGGAGCTGCTTCGCTTGTTGCTATCTGTATTTCACGATTTCTTGCGCTATCCATTTCTTTTTGGTAAACTTCTAATTGTTTGGTAGCTTCTTGCTCCATTATTTCTAAATGGCTATTTAAAACCTTTTGAAGCTCTAAATTAGCAGCATCTTTTTCTTCTTTCGTTTGAACGAATTTATCTACAACATTGGCAACTGATTCAACTACTTGGCCAGCTCCACCTGAAAATATTTTATTTAGAAAGTTTGGCATAAAAAAAATTTATTATATTTGCATACGTTCTTTTCATAAAACTAATATTCTTTGAACAACGAAGCCTTTCAGAAATGAGAGGCTTTTTTGATTTAAAGGATTTGTAATGTGTGTTTTTCATCTTTGTGCAATAGCAAAAGATTAACCAAATCATTTTCAGCTTTTGTGCTATCGAATATCGCATTGTCGCCTTTCTGATAACCCACTAAAATACAGCCGAGCGAATGATCCGCCGAGTTCCCTCTGTGCATGAGAACACCATCAAATCCTTTTATATTAAGAATACGAGGCAACATCCTTTTAAACTTAGGACTTAAGTTAACTATCAACTCATAATTGCCTGAAGGAATTGCAGTAACTCCAAAAATCTTTTTTGTGTTAATGAATAAAAGACTATCTGTTTGTTTTAATCCTCTATCTTTATCTTCTAATGTATAACAGAAAAACTTCTCGTTAACATAAAGCTTTCCGATAGTGCTTACTTCTGTTTTTATTTCTCTAACTACTTTTAGTTTCATCTTCTATCTTTTTTGGTAAAATAGCTTCATTTGGTCTTGTATAGAATTGTTCGTATCTATCACGTTCTAAACAATTAAAAAGTTTTTCTTCTAAATTAGCTACTCTATTATGTGTGTGCCATAGCCATAATACTAAAACAGCAGTTGCACCATATTTCTTTATAAGTTCTAAAGTTTCTTTCATGGTATTGGTGGTGTTGGTGGTGGTGTGTATGGACTTAATGGAATATCTAATAAATAAGCGTATTGTGTTTGAGCAACATCAATTTCATCTTGTTCACTTAAAAATAAAAAATAAACTCCATTTATATCTTGAACGAAATTAAAAAATGTATCAGCATCAATGAACGTGCCTTGTAGTTCATTTGCTTGTTGGTTTGTTACTATTCTGCCTTCCATTATACGTTTCTTCCTAAAGTTGTTTGATAATTTTGAACCGCAGTATAAAAGTTACTCGCTTCTGTATCTGTTAAGCCATCGCCTATTGAAGCAAAGGCACATTGTTTTGGAGAATAAAATGTTGGAGTTCCGTTTGAATTTAACGCTCCTATAAATATTGAAACAGTTGGTCTTGATGAACTTGCGCTTGTGCCACTTAAAATTTTTGTTCCATTTCTGAATCCTGTATCAACATTCGATGCTGTTCTATTTCCATTAAAAAACCCCAAAGAACTTGAATTTGTAACGCTTGAACTAACACCTTGCAAAGTATTTAGTAAATTGTAGTACAAAGTTCCATCCCTTAAAATAATTAAGTTGTAAACATTTGGTGTGTAAGCTCCGATGTCATATTTATTTGTTAACGCTGATTCTGTTCTTGAATAAAAAGATAAATGTGTACTATTTAATTGAAGAACAGTTGACGGCGTTAATGATGTATTTGCATAGGCACTTGTTCCATTTGGTGTCATTCCTGTTGAAGCATGAGTCCACCCTGTAGAAAATGATAAATTATAAGTACCTGGTTGTTTAAGATTAACGGCATGTGATGAAGCTACACCACCAACAATAGGATAGATAGCTTTCATTTTAGTCCAAATGTTAGCACTCTTTAAATCTAAAACAAGTTGATTAACTGCGCTTTTTTGAGTAGCATCTGTTATTCCAGCAGCAGTAATAAAGGCTTGTGCATCTGCATCAGTTGAAGCACCTCCTAATGGTACATAGCTTTTAGGTGTTATTCCTAAACTTAGTCTCATTCTGAATAAGCTATAATTGAACCTGATGTCAAAGTCAAATTAGTAAAAACAGCATCACCAGGAGCATAAATAATTGCACCTTGTTTTAATGTTTTACCACTTAATCCAATTGCTGATAAATAATCAGTTGATGTACTACCTGCTAACCCACCTGTTAAAGTAGCTACTACAGTATCAGCTTGAACAATAAAGCAATAATATTTCTTACCTGTTCTTGCTACTGTGTTATCAATATATTCACAGCCACCGTTAGCTGTTAGTCTTAATGCGTTTGCCATGTTGTTTTATTTTTTAAAGTACCATTATTTTATTTCTTTGTAACCATAACGAATAATTGTTTGTGGCTCTTCTAATGATAAGCCATAAAACTCAATTGTCTCAAGTTCATTATTTGTATAGTAGTAAATATTATACTTATTATTTTCAAATATTATTTGATAAGTTAAATTCATGTTGTTTTAATTTTAATAGAATAATTAACTGCTGTTGGGTTTACTGAAAATGATGGTGTTACTAATTTAATAGTGTATAAATCTGAACTATTTACACTTATATTTAACCCTGTAAATGCAAATGTTTTTGACGAATTTATTGGATAATCTTCTTTGAACGTACCTATTAAATTATCAACTCCTGTTGTAATATTTCTTAAATATATAGTCAAATTTTCACTTGATGCTGCTCCTGTGTGTAATGAGTTTAAGTAAATTTCTTTTACTGTTTCTGACTTTTCAAAATTAAATCTTTTTAATGCTTCAACAGTTCCTAAAACATAATAAACAATACCAATATAATAAGTTGTTGAATCTGCTAAATTAAGTCCACTTGAACCTAAATAATATACATTATATTTTAAATTTAGAGCATTTTGTAAATCTGTTTGATTACTTAATGTCCCTGTTATTGCACCCCAAACTCCACTATTTGCAGCAACTTCAATATATGTACTACCACTCCAACGATAAACTTTATTAGTATCTAATGCTAAATATATTTTTCCTGATTGCCCAGTTGTAGGAAATGCAGCAAGGTTCGCATATTCTAAAATATCACTTACATAACTTGGTAAATAAGCAACATCAACTTTACTATCATTTCCCAGTGGTGCGTAACCATTCGCAATTCCTTTATTGGATGAATTTTCAGGTGTATAGCCTAATGCAGTTGTAATGCTTTTATTCTCATATCGAGTAGTTCCTGAACTCCAAAATATACCATCATTATGTGTTGGTGTAGGTAAATAACAATTATGAAGCTCTCCAATTTCGTATCCGTTATCAATCTTAATATAAATCTTTCCTTGATTAACATGAGAATAAACAACATACCCTAATACAACTCCATGATTTGGAGCTGTTGGTCTTGTTGTTGTCATTCCACCTGGTGTTGAAGGACTTAAAAATAATAAATCACCATCACTCCAACTTTCACCTTGAATGCTTCCAGTTGTATTTATTCCTGTAATTTCTCCAATTACAACTATTCTACCACTTTGATTATTATTAATATTTTCATAAACAACTCCAATTGTATCAGCAGAATTTGCATCGCTATCTGCTAATGCATAATCAACTGCTAATCTTTGTCCTTGTGCAGTTTGAACTTTTAAAACTTTATAACCACTTGCTAATAAATTGTCGGTTGTTTTATTTACAACTGTTAAATAAAGATTTTCAGGATAACCTGCACCGCCTTCGGGTACATAATCTAAATTTAACCATGTATCAACTCCATTGCCTATCTTATAACGTGGCTGGTCTGTTCCTGAATAAAGAAAATCTGTACTTAAAGCCATTTCACCTGCTAATAAAATAGGATTATTAGAAGTCCAATTTACAGAAGTATCTCTTCTAAGTTGTATCTGTGCTGTTATTGTACTCATGCTTGTATTATGCTATTTGTATAAGTTGTATTTGAATCCCCGCCATCAATTGCACTAACTTGTATTACCGTGTAAGTCTCACCGCCTTTTAAAGTAGTTATAACCGTTCCATTTTGATTTACAATAGTAACTAAGTTTGATGTTCCTGCATTGGTTATAGTTGAATCAAATGGTATTTGACACCTATCATAAGTAAAAGGTACTTTTAAATTTACATCAAAGTAGTAACCCGCATCTTCATCATCAAATCTAGGTTCACTAAATGGATTTAAAGTAACGTTATCATTTACTAATTTCCATCCATAGATGGTTGAGTTAAGTTGTGCAATAATATCTAAACATATTTGTTGAATATCACTGAATAACTCTAATTCGTTTTGTTTGCCTTTAATTAATCTATCCATTACATAGATTCTTAAAACGTGAGTATAGGCATTTCCTTGTAATATAGGTGGTTCATAATCAACCCACATTGCAGGGTATTCAGTTATTCCACTAGTCGCAAACTCTATAACACTACCATTACCAAAAGAATTGATTTGATAATGTGCGTTTGCAATATTATTTAGATTTTTTATTACTTGGTTTAACGTTATCATTCAAAAATTTTTTAAGTATTTCAATTTTATTAAAGAGTTTATAACCACTCTTTTTAGTAACGTTTTCTTTTTTCGAATTTTTCTTCATAGCTAAATACTGAACGATTACGACCTAAATAAATACTTTCTTCGTAAGAATAACCTTGTGGATAAATAGTATCAAAACCATTGCCAGGATTATCATATAATGGGTATTGGTCAGAATACTCAAATAAGTAATCAATTAATCTTTTAGTGTGATACTGTGCTTTGTCAGTAACTAAATTCATAAATGAGTTAAGTTCGTTAAAATCAACTCCCGTACTGTTGTCGCTATTCTTTTTTACTATATTCTTATTTGTTACCTTGTAAGTTAGAAATGGCGCAGCTTCAACCATTACCCACCATTTAAGAGCAGGAATAATATAATTATCTAATAAGGTAGTGTTTAAAGCTGATAATGTATTTGTGCTTACTTGGTTTATTATTTCATCGTATAAACTTGAACCTATATAATTTCTAATATGAATTTTTTGAGCTTCTTCAATAGAAATTCTTAAGTATTTTTCATCTACATTAGGATCAACAAATGTGTAGTCCTTAATGTAAGTTGCTGTTAATAATAATACTGTTGCCATTATTTTTTTATTTTTACAACGTTAGCACTCCAAATATGTCTGCAAAAAGGTGTTCTAGTTTGTCCACCTTTTCTAGTCCACCATCCACCTCTATAATTCCAAACATCATAACCTACTATCTTACTAATCTGTTCTATTTGCGCTCGTGAATACATTTTATTTGCATCCAATAACTTAACACAAAACTCTCTTGAATTTCTTTTGTCAGGCTTTACTCCTGACCTCCATTCATAAGTGTACATTATTTTATAATCTTCGGTATCTGTGCCTAATCTATTTGATGTTCTAATAGCTTCGGTTGTTGGTACTCTAATATCTTTTTTTTGACCGCCTGCATTAGTTTCTTTAACCTTAATTAGTTCTTCTTTAACCATGTCATTGATTAAATCTGCAACTCTATCTTCTTTTATTCTTAAAGTATCTGCAATGGTTTTATTATCCATTAATGGATCTTTATCTAATAATCCAACAATGTCTCTTTTAATTTGTTTGCTTAATGGAGAAATATCAACAGCAAAATCAAAACGATTTTCTTCGTTCATAAACTTTTGCTCTATAACCTCATAATTTTCTCTATCATCGCCAAACATTTTAAAGATTTCAATTACTTCATCAATTTCACTTTCTGAGGCAAAAGAATGTTCACATATTTGGTCTTCAAATCTATGTATAGCACTTGAAACAATTGGCTTAACTTCTTCTTCTAATGGAGGTAATCCGTACATTTCTCTAACCTCGTTTTTAGTCATTACCTTGATTTTTTCTTCAATAGGTAACTGCTCTTCGATTGGTTCTAACTCTTTTAAGTAAATACGATTTGAAAAACCTTTTAATTTAAGTAAGTAGTTAAAGTCTTTTTCAATTTCTTTTTGATTAGGGATAATGTAAGTATTCTTATAAAGTTCATAAGAATCATTTATTTGGTCTTTCGTTCCTAACTCACCTGCTGTTTTTATTCCAACTAACATTGGGTTTGGGATGTGGTGACCGATAATTAATTCCTGTATTACTTGTTCGTTTAATTCTGTTAATTGAGCATCTACATTTTGAGGTGTTAAATGTTCAATTGTTGGAGCAGAATCTTTATTGCCACTAAATGTAATTAGTAAGCTGTTTGCTCTATCTGTGCCTGTGAATTTTTCTTTTAGTCTTGCTTCAATTTCTTCTTTCTCTTCTTCAGTTGGTCTACCATTTGAGAAATTAAGAATAGTACCTGCATTAAAAGCACTCTTAATCGCATTTAAACGATAATTAGAAAGCTCAACATCAACTTCAGCATAAACAGCACTAGCCACATAATCAGGCAAAGGATAAGCATCTAAATCAGGTCTATATTCTTTTGAAACAAATATTTGTCTACCTGTTGGTTTTTCAGGATCAAACAATGGGATGTATTCTAAATCAGTTTCTTCCGGTGATTGCTTTTGTTTTGACCAGTCTTTTGAATACCAATAACCATCAGCATCTTTTGCCTTTCTTAAATTGTTATAAGGAAAATGTAATAGTTCAAAATTGTTACCTGCTTTATTCCAAATTACTTCTAAATAATAACCACCAAATAACTTTTTATCTAATACGCATTTTTTTACTATGTCTTTTAAAGTATCAAAGTTTGTATTCTCTTTATTTAAAAAGTCATTAGCTAATGCTATATCCTCAATTGATAAATCAGTACTATCAAAACCAACACCAGCACCACAAATGTAAAGAACCTTGCCATTGATAAAAGCATTATGCTTAGAGCTACGATTAAATAAATAAAGTAAGTAACCAGGATAGTTATTATAGTAACCGCCTTCTTTATCTGCTCCATAAATTACCCATTCTTTTGATTTTTCTTCTTTAAACACAGGTGTTTTATGTGCCTGTAGCTTAAGATTAATTACATCATAAATATTATTCTCCATAAGTTATAATCGTTTTGTTTTGATTATCATAAGCATTAACAACTGGCAAAGTACTTTCTACTTTAACCATTCCTATTTCAAGTAAACCTTCTGCATTTGCAACGTTTAAATTACTTGAGCTTGTTTGCTGATAAATAGCATATTCATAAAATCCCGTTTCAGGCAAAGATACAACTCCGCTTGTTAAATTAACTGTTCCAGTTGTTTCAGTTATTAAAAATTTATTGTAACGAGTAGGAAAGCCACTAACATCACTTGCAATAAAGTTTACCGAACTCATTAACACCTGATGTTTAAAACTAAATAAATAGTAAGGATTATTTAAAGTAACTTTTTCCGTTAATGTAAATACTAGAAAATTATTTTGTCCTTTATTTATTATTTGCATATTTTATAAAGTACCATAAAAACAAAAGGTTGCATTTCTGCAACCTCTCGAATCAAATCAAACGAACAGGAAAATTATATAATGCCTGAAATAACTCCTGAATTTACTTTATTACTTGGCAAAGGTTCTTTACCTGTTAAAGTAATTGAGTAGCCATTTTTATCACCCATTGCTTTACCAGTTGATGAAGTTCCTGCTGTTAAATGCATTGCACGAGTTTCACCTGCTAAGTGATAAACATCATCTGCATCTTGAACAATAACCATCAATCTGTTTTGTGTTAGTAATCGAACAATATTACGATTTTTAGCAGTCATTTTATAAACGCTAAAAGTTAATGTTTGTTCGTAAAAAGTTGTACCATTTTCAATTGATACAGTTGCATTTTCATCAAATTGTGCGTCTTCTAACTCTACCTCAACAGTCCAGAATTTTTTTCCTGCTACCATTGTGATTCCACTAACTTGACCTGATGAAGCTGTAATTGTTGAAACATTGGCAAACTCAGTTAAATATATTTTTTTTACGCCACCTGCTCCTTGGCGGCAATCAAGGGTTACGCCCTCGGTAAGTATACAAGCCATATGTTATAAATTTTAAAAGGGAGCTTTTACACTCCCTTGGTTAATATTAAGCGTTAGTGTATTGAACAACGTGGTCAATGAATTTCACAGCAACACCTGCTCTGAAAGCACCAAACAATCTCCAAACTCTATCATCTTTTGAATACCATGCTTCGATGTTTTCTAAGTCTGATTGTAAGTCAGTACCGAATACTAAGTTAGAAGCATAAGTTGCGATAATACGATTTTTAACAGCTGTTGGTAATGAACCAGTATCAACTGCGTTATCGTTATTCATACCTGGTACTGCAATAACTTTCATGTTAGTACCTGGATACATTAACTCCCAATTGTTCCAAACACCGTCAGTAGTGTATTGTGAACCATAGATACCGTAAGTTGATGTAATCTTTGCAGCTAAAATTCTGAAAGTATCATATCCACAGAATGCAACGATAGGTTCATTTGCAATTGCAGCAGCTGGTACTTTTGCATAAACGTCATCAAAAATAGTTAACACGTTAGTTGCATTTAAAGTTGATGTTGTTGCCGCTACTGCTGTTCCTGCTGTGTCAATTGTTTTAAGCCACCCATTCATTTGTTTTAATACTGTTGAATTGGTGTATGCCACGTTTCCTTGCCAAATCATTTGCTCAACATTTTTAGCAACTTGTGCTAATTTTCTGTCGATAATGTTTTGCGCAATTGATAAAGAATCATTGTTTGCTCCTGCTGGTAAATACTTCTGTGTGTAGTAAGTATTTAAGTCTTTTAAACAGAACTGCTCTGCAAAGTTAATTCCTACAGTTGCAATAGATACTTGTGAGAAAGTTGTAGTTCCTGAAGTTGTGAATGAACACGCTTCTGCTTGGAATGGTACTGTACTTTCTAATACAGGGATTTTTTCTGTTGACTTGATACCTGTACGGATGTCAACACCTTTACCTAAGGTTACACCTCCTAAGATTGCTTTGGAGATGAGGTCTGCTCTGTTTTCTTCAACATAAGCAGTCATTGAATCAAATGAAAATGCCATTTTGTTTTTTGTTTTATTGGTTAATAGTTATATACTTTTCTTCTAAATTCCTCTAAACTTGTAGTGTTTGATTTTTTAAAGTTTTCTTTTGAAGTTGACTTAGGCTCAACACTTGGAGCATCTGCAACTTTTTCAATCAATGAAAATAATTTTCTGTTTAAATCTGTTTGTGCTAAAATTGATGCGTTTGCAGCTTCTAATGCTTGGTTTGATAAACCTAATGCAGATTCTAACTTTGATAAACGCTCGTTTAATTCAGCAAACTTTGCTTCAAATTGTTCGTTATTATCAGATGCCATTTCTTCCATAACAGGTTCTTCCATTACTTCTTCAGGTTCAATGCCTTTTACAACTCCGTTTTCAACGTAAACTTTCATTGGCATTTCATTTACCATGATAACCGTTTCAGTTACTTCAACTGGTAAATCCATAACACCATCAGGAGTTATAACTTGTAGTTTAGAACCTACTGCGATTTCTTCTGTATCAGTACGAACAATAGAACCATCTTTTGCTTTATAGTCAGCAAATTTCAAGTCTTTTACTTCGTCTTGAAAAATATCTTTGAACAATTCTTTCATGTCTGAAAAAACTTCTTTAAAGGTTTGTTTTTTATTTTCCATTGCTTTGTTTTTTTATAAAGTACATTAAATTCATTTAGTTGCAATCTCAGCCACTTTTTTTCTTAAGTTGTGTATTCTATCCGATAGACTTTCAATAACGTTTACAGGCGCATCTTTTAGCTTTCTGTGTGCAAAAGCACCCTCAACACTAAACCCTTTAAACACTCCTGTTCTTATAAAGTCATTCCAAACTTCGTTATTGTCTACTTTAAAAGTTCCAAACCAACTACCTTCTGTTAATGTAGGGTAACCTTCTGGTGTTTTAATACCTCTTGTTTTGTCAATAATAAAAGATTCTACCATGTAAACACCATCAACTTGTCTTTCTGAATCGTGCATCATGTTTACATTATGAGTAAATCCTTTTTTGAAAAATCTTTGTGCTATTTTTTCAATCTGCTCTTTGTCAAACACTACATAGTATTCTCCACTTTCATCTGCTCTATAAATAGGTAAATCTGAAATCATTAAAGCACCACTAATCAATCTACGTTCTTTATCTGCAAAGAATTTAAACTGAGCTTTCATGTTTTGTTCATCCCATTGATGTTCTTTAAAAGCATACCAATTAGTTTCTATTGCAGGTTGGTCTACTAATGCCACAAACTCAACTCCAAGTTCATCACTATCATCAATTACTAATTTATAAACTGGTAAATTTTCCATGTTATCCTATTTTTGAATTATTACTTAATTTGTTTACTCTTTCTGTTACTGCTCTACTTTCACTTTCTACTACATATGCTTTCATTGGTGCGGCTTCTCTATTGCCTTGTCCTGCTACTGTTCCATCAGGATTAAGTTGAGTTACTGTGTTTTGTGCTGTTAATCCTTGTGGAGGCTGACCACCGCCACCGCCTTGACTAAATGTTCCTAAATTACCACCGCCACCGCCACCACTTGCACCACCACCGCCACCTTCAAATTTAGTTTTTGCAATTACAGCTACTCGTGCTAATCCACTTGCTATTGCTAAACCTGCCGCTATTGCTCCCCTTACTGGACTTGTTGGGTCGCCTGGTATTATTTGTGATGCAAATGCTGATTGTGCTGCTAAATATGTTTCAATAGTTGTTTGTGCTAAACTTGCAGCTTTTTTTACATTAAATGCTTTCTTTTGACTTTCTATACTTTTACCTGCAAAAGCATCTGTTAAACTTTGTATAACCTGTAAAGATTCTAATGTTGCTTTTATAGCAAATTCATTATTTCTTTTTTTAATTTCAAGTGCTTTTTTTTCTGCTGCTTCTTCAGCTTCTCTATTTTTATCTTGTATTCCTTTTAATCTTTTTAATTCAGCATCTACAGCATCGTTATATTCCTTTTCAGCTTTTAATTTACGAGCGTTTATTTCTTTTTGATATGCTTCTACTTCTTCAGGTGTTGCAATGCCTAAAGCTATCTTTGTGGCTAATTGTTGCTCTGCAATTATTTGTTCTTCTTCGCCAAACTTATTAGCAAAAGCATCTATTTCATATTGAATAAATTTAGCTTGTTCCTGTCTCCACTTTTCAGCGTTTGCAATATCATTATCTATTTTCTTTTTTGCAGCATCTTCATCATTTTGGGCTTTTTCTTTTGCTTTATTTTTAGATTCATTATTTGCATCTGTTTCTAATTTTGCACTTTGTATCTTTAAATTGTTTTGAATATCTAGCCTTTCATTGGCTAAATCTTTCATTAACTTTAAAGTATCTGAATTAGCTTTTTGTAATTCTATTTTTTCTTCTTCATCTGCATTTCTAAATCTTGCTAACCTATCATTTATTAATTTCCTTGCAGCTTGTATTTCTTCATCTATTCTCTTTATTCTTTGTTTGCTTAACTCTTCATTTAATGCTGCTAATTCCTGTGCGCTTTTACCTTGTGCCTCTGCTAAACTTTTTCTAAAATCAGCTTCTTTCTGCATTGCCTTGTCGGCTTCCTGCATTAACTGTAATTCTTTTTCTCTATTAGCAATAACTTCTTTTTGCGCTTCATCTTCATCACCCATTGCATTTACTACTAATGCAATAACACCAACTAAAGCTGTTAATCCTGCAATAAGTAATCCTACTGGATTTGCAGCCATTACAGCATTATAAATCCTTTGAGCAACAGTTGCAACTTGTGTTCCAATGGTTGTTGATCTTAAAAGATTACCTACAGCCTTTAAACTATCACCCATTCCTGCAAGCCCTTGAATGCCTTGAGTTATAGCCATAGTTGCTTGTAGCTTAACCATTGTTTCATTTAATGCTTCATTATCAGCACCAAATAAAGCAGCAGCACCCTGAGCAGCTTGGAATCCATTTGCTAATCCACCAATTACATTTGTAACAGCAGCTATTTTTTTATCAGCACCAGCAAAAGCATTGATTTCATCTTTAAGGTCTCCTATATCATCCTTAACAGCACCTAATCTTTTTAATGCGTCTACATATTTTTCAGTACCAGGTGTTAATCCTGAAAGTTCTTTTTGTATATCCTTAAACTCATTTCTTAAATCACTAAGCGACTTTGCCGAATCGCCTGTGTTTACATCTATTTCAATTGTAGTTTTTGCCATTATCTTTTAAGTACCAATTATGAATAAACTCGTATCTCTATACTTGAATTTGTCAATTTACCATCTGTTGCTGCTCCGCTTGAGTTATAAGTATAAACAGCTATTGTATTAATGTTTTTTCTTCCTGCCATTGCCTCTCCATTATCTGTGATAGTTAAAAAAGCAACTGTTTTGTTTTCGGTAAACTCCCCTGTTACTGTTCCTAAGTATTCGCCTGTTGCATCTCTAGTCCATACTATTCCCGAGCTTAATGTATTTTCTAAAACGTATGCAGTAGGATCATTTGTCCCTGTTTGATTTAATAAAGCAACATATTTTTTATAATTAACACTGTTTAATGTTTTGATTCCATTATTGTAAGTTACGTTTGATTCAGTTACTGTTATTCCTGAACTATTTGTTACACTTACATTTGAAATCCCACTTAATACAGTTACACCCGTTGATGTTGTTACAGAAACATTATTTGAACTTGGATAAACAGTAATTCCAGAAGATGCTAAGATTGAAACATTTTGATTATTATTTCCAACAAAGTTATTATTACCAACTATTATAACTCCATTGCCTGATTCAACAACATTTGATTTTCCGCTAACAATAGCACCTTCTGTAACTATGTTATCATTAAAATAAGAGTTTCTTTGTGTTGGTGAAATATCTAAGTCATTTAATGTACCTCCATTTGTATCAAATCCTTCATCTTCAACAAAAGGGGGTAATGTCTTAAGCTTTATAAATTCACATTTAGTAGATTGGTTATTTACTCGGTCATAATCAATTATCTTATTTAGTCTCCAATACTCATTCTCAAAAAAGAACGTATCTCTAAAGTCTAATTTCTGTATATCAAATTCATTAATTAAAAAGTAACCTGTAAATAACTTGCTATCCTTATCTGCTATTTGTTCAATATAATCTTTCCAATATACGTTATAAAGATTATTAGTAGTGTATCTTTCTAATGTGTAATAAACTTGTCTTGGTATTTCAAAATTTAAATCTATTGTTGGATTTTGCCAATCATCTAAATGGCCACAATAAGCATATTGATTATTTATAAATTGACCACCCGAAGCTGTAATATGTCTCCATGGATAAGATGTATCTTTTAAGCCTCCGTAGTAAAGAATGCGAATGTTAGATTGACAAGTTTTAATAGTGCCATTTGTATCTAATTGATAAATTTTAGGTATTACCCTATCATGACCTATTGTATTTACTAATGGTGTAGGACTAAATATTAATTCAGTTGTTACTTCACCTTTTAAGAAATCGTTTTGTATATCGTATTTCTTTTGTCCGTAAACTTCTGTGTAGTTATTATAATAGTTAGTATTAAAATAATCATTGTCTTGCTTATATGTAAATAGATATGTTTTATTATTTAAATCACCCATTGGGACTATTTTAGTCTCTTTTGAGTAATCTAATTTTAAAGACCAGTCATTTGTAACTCCGCTTGTGTAAAAAGTCGGTCTTGGTTCAATTATTAGTTTTTTTGGATTTGTTTTATCTACTTCTACAAATAGATTAAACATTTTAATAATCGAGTTGAAAAAATCACTTTGTTTAATTTTATCAGGTAAAATATTTGAAATAACTATATTATCAGATTCACTTATAGTTGTATCATCCATTAAAGCATAAAAGACTGAATCATTTAATATGTTAACAGTTGGATATGATGTAGCTTGGTTTTGAAATGTAGATGAACCTGATGTAGCTTTATAACATCTACCAAAAGCAGGAGCAAATATTACTTGTGCTGTATCATTTTCAAATAAATATATTGAACCTTCTAGTAAACCACCTACTGTTGATGTTGTTGTTCCTTGAGTTACTGTTTGACTTGCACCTGCTGATACATTTAATGCATCAGGCACATTTTGAAAACTATCACTAGGTTTTAAAATTACAGGAATAGATGCAATACCATTTGAATATGATATAATATAGATAGTGCCTAATTCATAATAACGTTGAATATATGCTGTTGGTGTGCTACAATTATGTGTTACATTTAATTGAAATTGAAACTTTAATTTATAATTACCACTTTTTGATGCCTGAAAAGTTGTGTTAAATCCAAATACATTTCCTGTATCATAATTAGGTGGTGTTGTTTCATCTTGAAATGTAATAATTTCATTATAAGGAATTATAGGACTACCAGCTTCATTAGTATAACTTGCATCTATATTTATATTTTGTGTACTTGTTTTGCTAACTCTAAATGTTCTATCTTTTATTTGTTGAGTTGTTAATTGTAAAGTTGAACCACCCGAATAAGGTATAATTAATCTTTTAAATAATTCTGTATTGAAGAAGTTTGATTGATAACTAAAACCTGCTTGTAAAAACATTTTGTCAATTATTGTTTTTACATAAATAGCGGGGAACATTTCTGTAACTTTAAATTCACTATTAATTCTAAAACCATAATCAATCATACTATACACATAGCCTTCACCTATTGGTGCGCTCCAACTTGCTACTTGGTTATCTTTATCTAACGTATGATTGTATTCGCTTAAATCAACGTCTCTTAAATAACCATTAGTAAAAAACTGATATACATTTTGCAACTCACCAAAGAAAGCTACTTCATATTCAATTTCGTATTTATCAATTACATTAACATTTAATAGTTGACAAATGCCTTTGAACTGTGTTGCTTCATTGTAAGTTATTTCAGCTTGTGCTTTTAAATTCGGGTTAAAATTCGGAGTAAAGTTAGTAGTGCCTGTACTATTAATGACTGCATTAACATTCCATATATTCGAAAACAATATATTGTTAAAAGTAGAACCTGGTAATATAACAGTCTTGCTCCATGTAGTACTTCTTTTTTCAGGTTCTCTAATATCAGCAATGTTAAAGTTAAGAGGTATTGAAACATCTTCTTTTAAATCTATCTGCTCGTTATTAATGTATATTTTAGTTAAAATCATCTTCTTTGTCTTTTTCTGTTTTGTGAGTAAGTAAATGAAACCACTAAATTAAATAGTTGTTGACTGGCTTCATATTTAGTTTGGTAACTACTATCTGTAATGTTTACAGAAACTAAGTTGCTACCATCGTAAATATAAACATCAGGACTTGTTACTAATTGTTCTAACCAAATACTTTCTGCTTCGGTTATCCAATCACTATTTATTGTAATCGTATCGTCTAATATAGTTTCGTATTGGCTTAATCCTCTGCTTGTTGTTGAGTAACTGTAATTAGTGCCACTCCATTGATTTGGATTGCTTTTGTAAGTATTACGTTTTATATTGGTGTTCTTAGTCATTGCACCTGTAAAAGTGTAATAATCGTACTTACCATAATTATTCATAAACTTAAAACGAATAGTAGTGTATTTTGAGCAAATATCTTCGCCAGGATAAATGCGGATTGTTTCACTTACTATCGTTCCTGAATTATTTTTAATTCTAACTTCGTAGTATTCCCAATTAGTAACGAATATTGGAGTAGTGCCAAATGATAAATCAGCATTTACTAAGCTAGTTAACCAGTCATAATCTACTCTTACATTTATTGAACGGTCTTGTGTATTGCTTAAAGCGGTGTATGGATTTTGAACTCTTACTGTGTTAAATATCGTGCCCTCATCATAGTAAGTTATAACTTCTAAATTGTAGGCTTCGTTTGCAGCATCAGTCATAAAACCTAAAATAAGTTTTTCACCTGTTCTTGATTCAAAAGTAGGTCTATCAGTAAGAAATTGACTTGAACTATTTTGAAGTACATAAGTGTTTGTTGCAAAGTCTAAAAAGTCCAACTGACTAAACACTCCGTTAAAACAATAACCACTTGAAGTAGTTAAGTTAGGATAGTTAGTTATTCCACTACTTGCTCCATACTGCTCACCAAACTTAACCTCATAATATGCTATCGAGTTACCGCATTGCTTAAATGTAGTTGTGTTATCATCAGCATCCAGAGTTAAAAAGTTTTGAATGATTCCTGCAACATCAAATGTTCCATAATTATTAGTTGGATTTCTGCCTACTTCTAATCTAGTATAATCACTTGAACCATTTACATAAATATCTGCTATGTAACGAAAATTAGATTGAGCAATGTTTGTTGAACTCAAAGTAAAAACCATTTGATTGTAAACGGGTGCGTAACTGTTAGGTGTGTTGTATATTGTTAGTGCCATTATTCAAATTCTTGTGTTATGTCTTTTTCTAATTGTGGTATTTCTTGAGTTAAGAATGGTTTACCTTTATATCCAAATCTTTTAATAGTTCCTTTTTTAAGAATGTTTGTAGCTATCGCATAGGATAAAGACCTTTGACCTTTCTTGTCTCCTGCTATGCTTTGTAATTCAGGTTTATAACTTATCCATTCTAAAATCTTAGGCTGCAACTTTTTTCTGTTTTCTTTTGAGTAACCTTTTGCAGGTGTTCCTTTTTCTAAATCCTCCCAATAGTCTTCGAGTTGAATTGTTACAGTAACTCCATTTTGTTTTTGTTTAATTGGTAATGCCCTTAATGATTGAGACAAATTTTCAGAAGCATTAAACTTATATTTCTCTAAATTATCTTTAACTCTTTTTAAAAAATCGTTTACTTTTTGAGAATAAATATCCTGTTCACCTGTTAGCTTATCTTCTAAATCAGTTAAAAAGTTGTCTAACTCACTAAATTGCTGTTGGTTTATTTTTGCCATTTATTCCTATCTTTTATGTAACTCAAATAATTTAAAAACGCAACTACATTCATATTTAGGTAAAAGTCCCACTTACTTCTATCTTTACCGCTTAAGCTATCCAAAGTAACATACCAACTCCAATAATCTAAATGTTTTTGCTCTTCAGTTCGTTCAATTCGCTCTCCATTGTCATCCTCGCTTCGCTCATTTGTTTTACCAAATAGTCCTCTATATGAGGATACAAACCTTCTATAACTTTGCAAAAAAAAACACACAAAGGATAAACTATGCCTACATTCATACTCTTAATGTGTTCGACTTTATCCTTATAATCAATTTCAACCTCTTTTAATTTAAGCCATTTAACTTTATAAGGCTTAACAAACATTGCCACAAGTTGAGGTAAGTTACCAATAATACTTTCTTCGCTTTCTGTTAATTTGCTTAGACTTATAAAGTCTCCTGCACTTAATTTAGTGATGTCATAATTTACTACCCATCTAAAACCATTGTGTTTAAACATCTCAACTGATTTAGGAAACTCCATTTTAAAAATAAAGTTTACAGCCTTAATAAGTTCTTTTAGTTGGTCTATTCTTATTTTCTCAACTTCTGCAACTGTAATATCAGCTAAAATTGAAATAACACGAATTTCTCTATCAATAGGGTCAATCTCTTTATCTCGAACTATGTCATAGATTAAAGGAAATTTCTCTATTGATATATCGTTCCAGCTTGTTGGTAATTCAATCTTCATCATTTTAAAAAGTACCTTTTAATTATATTATTGTGTATCTACCTGTTTTGTATTTAGAGTAAGAATGGAATCCTAAACATGAAGCCATTACACCATCATCGTGAAAGCCACTTGTTGCTCCATATTTAATTACTCTACTTTTTGGATTGTATTCGTAGGTAAACATTTCAAGTTCTTTATCTAACCAATCCAGGTTTAAGAATTTAACCTCTTTGTTTTGGTTTGCCACTATTAAACTTTCAACTATTTCCTTTTTACTTTGATTTGTAGTAACGAATGGTTCAATAGTGCAATAACTTGAACATTCCTTTTGTAGCATTTCAAATATTACGTCTCCAATTGAATTAACCTCAACCAATGCTGTTTGGACATTATTTGTCCTTAATCCATTTGCGATATTTTTAACTATTGTTGCCCAATCGCTATGCCTCCACCTTTCAATGTAGAATTGTTCGCCTTTCTCGTTAAATATAGAAAGCACCGAATAATCATCTGCCCTTCCTAAGTCAATACCTGCAAATGCTTTACCATAAGATTTATTATCCGACAACAAACGGTTATTAAATAGCATTGCCGAACCATCAATGAACTCTGCTAAGTACTCTTGCCTAAATATCATTTCAGGTAAAGTTAACTTAGCATCATCTATCTCTGATGGGTTAATCATTGGATTGTCATACGAAGTCATTGTGAAAGACTTGTATTGCTCATTAGTGCCATCCAATTGGTGCATTTTATAAAAGTGATTTTTACCTTTTGGTGTTGAAATCAAAAGAACCTTTTTACCTTTTACTAAAACAGTTGCTCTTAATACTTCTGTCCATGCTTTTTCATCCATAAATGCAAATTCATCACATACTAGGTAATCGAATGTAAAACCTCGAATGTTATCGTATCTTTCAGCACTAAAGAATTGAATTGTTGAACCTGTAATGTATTCGATTATTAATTCTGACTGGTTAACTTTTCTGTAAATTTCCATTCTTTTAGCAAATGCTTTAAACGTTTCCTCAAATACTTTTTTTGATTGTTTGTAAACAGGACTTACCCATGCTATTTTAGAGCCTTTATTATTTAAAGCCCAAAATAACATTTGATTCAACGCTAATAAAGTTTTCCCGAACTGTCTGCCTATGTTTATCACATAGTATTTTTCAGTTCCGTTGTTTATTGCATTATGTATTTTCCTCTGATTCGGATGGGGATTGTATAGGATTGCTTTCGCCAAAGTCTGCTTTAAATTTCATGTTTCCTGTTATCTTAATATCCTGTTGCTCTATGTAACCTCTTTTTTTAGCTCTACATTTTAAATAGAACATAGTTGATAATGGATTGCCTTTATTTATTTGTTGCATCAATGCAGATTCAGCAAAATCCAAAGCCACGTTTTCAAGTTCTTTTACCGCTTGTTTATATTCTTTATCCTCTTTTAACCACTTATAATGTTGTGTTCGTGATAGTCCAATTTCTTTACATGCTGGTGTTACAATACCTAAATGTTTTTCCAAAGCAATCAATAATGCCTTTTTAGCCTCGATTGTTCGCATTTGTTCATTTCCTTGCATTTTTTTATCTTATTTTACTTATAAAGTACCAATAAATCTATCTAAATACCATTTAGCTTTTTCGAGGTCTTCTTTTAACTTTGTTTTGTCTTTCTTACCTGCTCTGCTAATATACTTAACTACATTTCCTAAATGAAAGTTTAATTGCCATGCTTCAATTACTTTTATAGCTTCGTAGGTGTTTTCTTTGCCTCCGTAGTGTTCAGGATTGTTTACTGATTCCATCTTTGATTGTTGCTAGTAAAAATTCAAGTAATTGTCTTCTGCATTCTGAACAACCTAAGTTAAAAGGTTTATTTCCTAATTTTATAGCTATTTCGTTTAGTTCAGTCCAGTTAAATGTTGGTGAATAGTTTTTACCCATTGATTCCCAATTTAACAAAGATTGCTTTATTTCTTCGTTCATAGATACCTATCGTTAATTCGTTCAAAGAGTGAAGCTATTAATGCAAAGGTAAAAGGAATAGTCAATAAATCAAAATAGTTAGTAAAGTTAATTATTTCATAAATTAAGAAAGTCCAATAAGTTAAGCATAAAGGACATGTAAATGGTTTACGGTGTAACCATAAAGGTTTTGGGATAAACTTTGCTATGATATATGTAGTTGCTAGTAGTTGTAACATTAGTAGCCTTGACTTAATAAACAAACTGATTCTGCATGAGGTAAATGACCAGGATTACCAAAGTAAGCAAAGAAAGTTGAATGAGGGTGTAAAGGTTTTATTTTTTCTTTTGCCAATAAAATACTGATTACTGATTGATCGTGTCGATGTCCTTTTACTCTATTATCTTGACTTACTTGGTTAGATTCGTTAGTCCAGTCTCCTTCATAACATCCTTTTATACTTGTAGCTTTTAAGTATTCTTTAAATAGTTTGTTTGCTTTTTCGTTCTTAAAATTAAATCCCATTAAACAAGCCATAATCATTGGATGATTAAAGGATTCATCTCTACCCATTGAATAGTTATTTAAACATTCATCTGATGTATAGTCTCCTATTGTGTAACCTAAATTATCAAAGAATATAAACCCATTTATATTTATGTATTCAATAAATTTATCTATTGACTTAATGCAATAAACAGGACTATCCATCCAAATTACGATTTCAAATCCTTTTTTCTTTATTTCATTAATTCCATAAGGTTTGAATGCGTATGGTATTTCTGTATGTTCAGGTGAGTTGATTTCTGCAAAGTTTCTAAACTGAAAATAGTTTTCCATTGGAAAGTTAATTGCCTGTAAAGATTCTGCTTGTCTTTTACCTGCTAACTTATATTTTTCTTTTTCATCAAAGAAAGTAACTATTGCTACTTTAGTATAGTTTGTCATAGTTTTGATATCTGTAATGGTAAACAGGTTCTTTTATTTCTACTTCTGTTTTAATTAAACCTAATCTTTTGAGTTCCATGCAATAAGCATAATCTTCAAAATTACTTTTATCTTCAAACTTAATTAGCCTTGCAATGTCTCTTTTAGTTGGAGTAATGTGATTTGTTGGCCTCAAATATATTTCATAACCTTTCGACCAGTCAGCAGTATATTCTAAATTTTTACTGATGTACCATTCCTTTTTATCTGCACCATTAGTAGTCATTATTCCATTAATGGCCAACGCATCAGGCTTTTGTTCTAAAGCAGTAATCACGTTATAAATTGCATTTGGTAATATCATATCATCATCATCAATAAACCAAACATATTCGCCTTGTGCAGCATTTAGTAAATCATTTCTTTTTTGTCCTGTTGTTTTAGTTCCTTTTGGTGCATCGTCTGAAATAACCTCAACTAATCCAAAAGCATTAGCTAACTCTAATTGCTTATTAATTTCAGAATGTAACTCTAAAAATAAGTTAGCACGTTGAGGTACAGTAGGAATAAGGATTGATAATATCATAATGAATAAAATTCTAATTTTTTAAAATTAGTTAATGTCATAAATTTATCCTGTGTTTTTTTTAAAACACAATAAATGTTCCATCCATTTTCTGTATTATTCATTGCAGGATGTTCGCCTAAATCTAATATCTCATAACCATTAGCTTCTGCTAATTGTCTGTAAAAATTTTGAGTAACATAATTAAATCCATGTCCTGGCCAATTACCTGTTTTTGGATTTTCACTTATTATTAATCCACCTAATTTACAAGCATTATGTTTATTTAACCAACAATTATAAAATGCTTTTGCATCATGTTTGCCATTAGTTCCAACGTGTTCAGATGTTCCAAAGTCTGTAACTATATCAAATTTATCTAAACTTAACTTAATGCCTAAGTCTAAATCTAAAGCATTATTTTCTTTATTTAAATCAATGCAGGTATATTCTAAACCTTTTGAATTGTAATAATTATCAGCAAAAGGATAACCTTCATACTCACATGAATAAAGATTTTGAGAACCTAACTCTAATACTGTTTTTTGTTCACTAATATATTTATTTAAAATACTTAGTGAAAAATCTGTTATTCCCATACTGCAATTATATTTTCGTTATTGATTAAAATTATCTTAAAATTAAATGATTCTAAGTATTCTACATAAAATTGAGTGTCTATATTATTGTGTTCAACACATACCATTTTAACATTAAATTCATCTAAGTTTATTTGTTTAAGTATTGATAAGTCAAAACCTTCAGCATCTATGCTAATAAAATCATATTTTTTAGATTTATCAAAATCTTCCCAACTATAAGTTTGAACAGTTAAATCAAAATAGTCTGTAGTCCCTTCCCACTTTTGTTTATCTTTAATTGATAAAGTAGAAAGCAAACCACTATCACCTTTACCTAAATGTTCACCACTTACATAAAATGAAGTTAAGCCAGTAAAATCACTTATAGCGCAATTATGTAATTTGATTGATTTATTGTTTTTATATAACTCTTCTAATTGTTTAAATGGAATAGGAGCAGGTTCAACTAAATCTGCACTCCAGCCTAATTCAATTAATTTTCGACTATTTGATAAAGTTACACCATCATTTGCTCCAATGTCTAATAAATGTCCTTTAAAATCTTTAAAGTATTCTAAAATTATTTGTTCTTCGTTATTTTGACTATACATTATTGTACTTTGGTTTATTAATAATTAAGTGTTGAGGTAAAAAATAATCTTCTGACTTTCTATATTTAAATAAATGATAGTCTGTGTTCCACATTTCTTGACTTTCAGTCTTTCTGTATTGTTCATCATAATCTGCTAGTCCCCATGCAGGATGCATATGCCTAAATAAAACTTTGCTATCCCCCATGTACTCATATTTTCCTAAAAGGTGAGCAACTTCTGTAGCTTCAGCATCACACCACAAAGACTTATAATCGGGATGATAAATGTAACCAAAACGCTTATAATAATCAAAGCCCATTATAGTCATTGTCATAATATTTGCATGTTGATTACCATCTGTGTAATGAAGAACCTGGTCGAAGTTTCCTTTAAAGTCTTGCCTAATTATATTGTCAAAACCTTTGATTTGAAACTCCATATCGTCAGAAGTATTTATTAAAATATCCCAACCTTCAAAAATATCCATGTCCCTATTAATCGCATCTATTTTATTTTTTGAAGTACCTCTAACTATAAATACATTGTCATCAGGATAACTAAAACCAAACATACTTTCATCATCTTCATCAATACTTACTAAAATAGTATAGTTCATTGATTGACAAAGCATTATAATGTTTTGAATAGCCTTTTTTGCCTTTTGAGGTCTGCTGCGAGTTGCTAGTTTAAAAAGTATGTGTTCGTTCACTCTGCAAAGTTATAAAAAATAGTTTCGCTTTGTAATTCCTTAATAAATACTTTTCGATTTTCTTCAATCAATTTATCTTTTTTGTAAGTTGGAATACTTGACTTGTGTTCTATTTCATAATCCATTGCATAAAGATATTTATCAGTAC